GATCCGCAGAAGACGCTGAATGCCCTGTGCATCAGTGTACTTGCGGTATTCAAGGATTTCCAGACCGGCAAGGTTGGTTGCAACCTTTGAATGCATAATAGCAAGACCGAATTCATCAGCCGCATCACCAACGGCGTACTGGATAGCTTCACCAATGGTGGTTGCCGCGATCTTGTTGGAAGTGTGGGAAACCGGCGGCGTGGAAGTGATGTCCACGGTGTGCTTTGCCCACGCATCATAGTTGTCACCGGTTCCGGTGATACCAAAGATTGCTTCAGCAAGGCTGATAAGCCGGGTCTGCTTCTGCTTTGCCCAATACTTTGCCACCTGTGAAGTAATCTGCTTCATGGGATCAGCGCCGCTGTTGTAGTCAATCACAAAGTCACGTGCGCCCCAAGCGTGTGCGCGACCGTAAACAATACCGGACTGACTTCCACCTTCGGTTTCGGTGATGGTGATGTCCGTTGCACCGTCATAGTTTTCCGGGCTTCCACCGATCAGCTTATAGAACGGGATGGTGTAGGTGTCCGATCCATTCTGAATCAGACCCTTGATGGTTGCATCCTCACGCAGCGCGCCGGAATCCAGCATTGCGGTCAGCGTGGGGTCTTTCTCATTCTGCCAGTTGTACAGAAATAATTCCGGGTCAAACGGAAAATTCAGATAAGTTGCCATAGCGTTTTATCATCCTTTCTTTGGAAAAATCACTTCAGTTCCGTCTGCCAGTTCGGATGATCCTTGATATAGTTCATCTGATCTGACGTGGAAAGCTTCATGAAATCAGCCTTTGTCATGGTGGTGGGCTTGTCATCACCGCCGTCTTCCGGGGTTGCCCCTTTAGGCGTTGCCGGTTTTGCCGGTGCTTCAAACAGGAACTTGCTGTCTTCAGCGGTCTGAAGCTTCTTGATCTGGTCAGCAAGACCCTTGATAGAACCATCATCCGCAAATTCAGCCTTGTCCAGTCCTTCCAGAAGCGCACGAACGGCTTTGACGTTCTTTGCCTTTGCCACGGTCAGCGCAAGCTGCACAGCCGCGTCAACTTTTGCAGCCTTGTTTTCAGCCTGAAGCTGTTCAATCTGTTTGGTCAGTTCAGCGTTGTCACCGGCGGTCTTCTTCAGATTTTCAATCTGTGTATCCCGGTCTTTCAGCTGTTCCTTCAGGTTGTCACGTTCCGTGGTGATGCTGGTCACGTCTGCCTTTGCCGCGTTGATGTCATTTCCGTTTTCCTTCATGATGGAATCAATCTGTTCAGCGGATAACACACCCATGTCTTCAAGAAACTTTCTTTTCATAGTTACCTACCGTCCTTTCTTACGCTTTTTACGGGGTTGCGTCCCTTTGATTAGTTGGTCACCGGCTTTTTACGTCATCCGGGTCAGGACAATTAAAAAAGCACCCTTGCGGATGCTTTAATAAATCATGTCATCTTCATACGGTATTTCTTCACCAATGTCACCGTCAACCTGAATGGTTGGTTCATCATCGAAGAAATGAAACCGCAAAACTTCCAGCACGTTGGTCAGGCTTTCCACTTCCGGGTAAAATGTCCCGGCAACAGGATACCGCATTTCAAGTTCATCTGTGAATGATTTTCTAAAAAGGTTATCATCAACACCGTTAAATGTTGTTTTTAACCCTTCATCCGTCTGTTCACAAATGACTTCCAGCGGCATATTATAGCGTATTCCATTTGCAATAATCCTTGCCATAGTCACCACCTTACAACAGTGTCAAAATACCATAAATCCAAGCTTGCATATCAAAATCTTTTGCCAATTCCAACGGGTTACAATACGCATCTTCAAAGCCCATAGAAACCAGTTCATAAGCTGAACCGCCGTAATCCTTACCCATATACGGGTGTATGAACTTATCCTTACGCGTCATTTCTGAACGTTTATAATTTGTGTTTCCAGTAACAGCACCCAACCATTCAAGCGTTTCACCCTGTGTCCGGCGGTCATAGAATGCCTTTTCAGCCGCTTTGATTTCTGGAACAGCGCGTTCAAATCTATGACCAAGTTCATGGAATGCGGTTTTCAACGCACGGCTTCCTGATTCTGAAATAGCAATTATACCTTGTCCATCACTATAATAGCCGCGCCCCACCTTTTTGGGTGTCAATCTACCACGATTTATGGATTTTTGCACCCAATCTTTTGGATAACGGGAATACGCATCTTCAACTATTGGACGCATCACAGAAGATGATTTGTTTAAATGGCTGACTACATCCAAACCATTGGAACCCATTTCACGGACTTCTGAAAGTTTATTATACAACCATTCAATATTACCTTCCTGTGTTCCCTTATATCTTTTTTTCGCGTCTTCCAGTTCCTTATAGGCTTTTGTATATTCCGGTGTTTGATGAATTTCAATATATCGGTCAAGCAATGCCGTTTCTTCTGCTTTCAATTCTTCCATAGATTTCAAACCAACTTCATCAAGGGTATAAAGTCCCCTTTTAACCCCTCTTAATTTCATTGATCTGTCATCTATAGCTTTCAGTTCATCATTGAAAACATCAAGCTTTGCTTGTGCTGCATCCATTTCAGCCTTTACGGTTGACTTCATTGTTGTGAATTCATCAGCAACGATGCTTCCGGCTTCCAACAGGTGGGATTCTTCAACCACACCGCCGTTGGCGGCAACCTTGTCCTTCACCGCCTGAATCTTGTCTTTGAAAGATTTGGGTGTATCTTTAACTGTACCAGAATCAGGAACCGGTTGTAAACCGGATTTGTCACCGTTCACGAATGCCTTTGACCATTCCTTGTATGTGGTATTGGCTGGAACCATGTATGTCTTTCCATCCGCACCCCTTGCAGCGCGTTCACCCGGTTCACCAAAGTCATCTTCAAAGTATGGAACCGTGGTAGATCTGCACCACACATGAAAAGGCGGCGCTGTGATGCCGGTTTCCCATTCAGACATCTTGAAATGCTTTCCGTCCATTTCCTGACAGATTTCAGACGTATGTGAATCCAGCGTTGCCACAATTTCATATTCTTCAACGTCAAGGTCTTTGAAGCAGTCATGCTGTGCCGCTGAACAGAACGCCGCCTGTTCAGTCATGACCAAGCGTCCGGCAGTGTTCTTTGACACGTTCAGCCGTTTTGACATTGCATCAATGGCTTTTTGCGGATCCTGACCAAGCACAATGTTCTGTGTCAGGGTGGTGTTCAGTTCACCAACAAGCTTCTGCTTGTTTGACCACACCCGGTCAGAAAAATTCCGTCCGTCTTGCGCCCACGGCTTGTTGATAATCTTATCAATGCGCCGCTGATCCAGTGTTCCGAAATCCCAACCAAAACCAACACCCTTGTGGACTTCATACGCCGTCCGGTAATAGCCGTCAAGGTATATGTCACGCATAGCGGAATCAATGGAATCCAGCTGACCACCAAACAGAACTTCAACCTGTTGCTGCATCTGAATCTTCATTGCTTCCAGCCGGGAAATGTGGACACGCGCTGAAGCGTTTTCAAGTTCCGTCATCCATGTTTGGTTTATGGCGTTTTCTTCACCATACCGGATGTATTCATGAACGTCCCATTTGAATTCTTTCAGGTCACGTCCGGCAAGCATCTTTTTAGCTTCCGTCATGCTGACCTGATTGTTGTCAGCAAAGCGCCTATACCAAGCATCAAGCTTTGCTTCAAGCTGCCGCTGTGCTTCCCGGTACTGCTTTTCAATGTCGGAAACAGCAGCAGTACCCCGGTTGTGTTCAGCCTGTTCAATTAGCTTGAACCGTTCAGCCCAATAATCTGCATTCCGTTTCATTCAGCATCACCGTCACCTTCCGGCGGTTCATTGTCCCCCGGATCCGTGCCGCCAACACCAAACGGGTTGTACTGTGCTTCAAGCTTCTGCTGTTCTTCCGCTTCTTCCTCTGCAAGCTGTTCAAGTTCCGCATCCAGATCCGTAACCCACGGATGATGTGCCGTAATGGTGCGCTTGCTGATGATGCCGGTGCTGTTCTGTGCGTTCTGGATGACGGAAGACTCATCCATAGGCATGGACGTGTTGAAAGTAATCCGGGCTTCCGTCATGCTGTAATCACCCTGACCGGCGTTCTGAAGGTGAAGGTCAACAAAATACAGAAGGTCATCAAACGCCGCCTGAAATTCTGTTTCCATGTCGGACGCATCAAGGTCAATGTCATTGTACATGGACTGAATGTTCATCTGGTTAGGTGATCCACCAAGACGTTCGTCTTTGGCATCATAGCCCATGCAGTTTTCAATGATTGCCCGTTTGAAGATGTCCGATATAGCTTTGTAGTTTTCGCTGTTCACTTCCACCTGAAGTGTACGAACGTCACCGGATGCCCCTTCCGCTGACCGGATCTTGACAGCGCCGTATGTGGCAAGGTTGCGCCGGAATTCACCAAGGTTTTCACCGTCATAGTTTACCAGTACCAGAATGGTGTTCCGGGAATCCTCATTCATCTGGTCATCAAAGTTTGACAGAATGGTGTTCAGTCCGTCCTGAAGCGATTTACAGTTCACAATCAGGGGCTGTTCTTCATCATTGTACTTGAACGGGATGAACGGCAGCTTGTCCCAATTATAGCCAACACCGTCAAACATCATATAAGGCTGATGGAAGGGTTCAACCGCCACAATGTGACCGTCAGTCCTGTCCATCTGGTAATAATCAATGCCCTGTGCCGTATAGTGTTCAACCTTTGTGATCTTGCTGTCTTCACGTCCGTCAAAGTAATCCACTTCATAGAACCGGATGACGGAATCAAGCTGTGTGTGGTCAATGTCCTTCCATTCCGGTATGATTTCAAAAGGTCTAAACCGCTTGAACTGGAATTCACCCTGTTCATCATAATAGCAGTACAACCAGCCAATACCGCAATTCAGGCAATCTTTGCCCACGCTTTTCAGCTTCCGCATGAACGCCTTGTCAAAGAACCATGTCAGCGCTTCCGTGTAAAGGTCATCATCAGAATCCACCGTGAACGGCTTGCCCAGCAGATAATTGGTTTTCTGCTTCACCATGCGCTTATACACGTTGTCAACCAGCTTTGCGTTCGGAAGGTTCTTCACTTCGATCAGGTTGCCGTCATCACCAATGGCGGTTCTGGTCTTTTTCAAGATGTCATGCCGCCCACGGTAATAGTCATCACCGGTCAGCATCCATTTCCATTCTTTGGACTGCTTCACGCGCCGGATTTCGTGTTCAATGAATCGTTCATTAGTCAGGGGCTTTCCCCCTTCCTGAATGATCCTGATTGCCCTGTCTTGCATAGCATAATCAAGAAACATGTCTTTATCACCCCTAACATTTATTGCTTGATACAACCAAAAACCGCCTGATCTGGTTTTATCAGGCGGTCATTGTTTCTAATTTGTTCCTATTCAATCAAAACTGAACGTTTCACCCTTGCTGTCAGATTCATGCGCGTACCGCATAGCGTCCATCAGATGGTTGAAGTCATCAATGGGAACGTTCAGCTTTTTCCCGGTCTTTGAATCCGTGTCCCATGTATAGTTGCTGATTTCCGTCAGGAAATTCACACACCGTGGGTGAACAATGATGTGGAAATCCTGAAGGTAATCAATGCCGTACTTGATGCTGTCTCGCCCCTTCCGCGCTTTCCTGATGTGCTGCATACCAAGGTCACGCAAGCGGTCAATGCTTTTGGGTTCAGCGGAATCAGCTGTAATCCGTTCCTTTGCATATCCCATCCGGGCAACTTCCGCATATATGGCTTCATTGCTCATTCCGGGCTTGTACATTTCATCAAAGACCCAAATGGTTTTACCGGGAATGTCCACCATGCCGCAATACAGCGCTGACGGGTCATTCGTGTAACCAAAGTCAAGACCAAACCGGGTTTTGGCAATCTGCTTGACTTCATTGATGTCAAACAGCTTTTCTTCCCAATTTTCATAAATCAGACCTTCAACAATGCCCCATTCACCAAGACCGGCAACCTTGTACCGGCGTGGGTTCTGGATCCGCATTGTTTCAAACACCTTCCGGTCAGCGGCATCCAGCCATTCATTGCAAAGGTAATTGGTGGTCATGGCAAGCACTTCCGGGTCAGGGCGGTCAAAGAACCTTGCCTTTATCCAATGGTGTTCATTCCACGGGTTGAAGGTCATGGTGATCTGCTTGAACAGTCCTGAACCTTCTGGAACCGCACCACGGATTGATTCATCAAGCATATCAAAATCAGATTCCTGACTAATTTCATACGCTTCTTCAATCCACATCCAGCACAGTGCGCCGTGTTCCACGGTGATTGACGTGACTTTCAACGGGTCATCCAGTCCCCGGAACAGGATCTTCTGACCGGTTGGCTTATATGTGATTTCCAACGGGCTTTCTTTCGCATCCCACCATGCGTCAACCTGAAGTCTGTGAATTGCCCACTTCAGGTCAGTGAAACAGGAATCCTTCAGCGTTCGGAAGACCTTTCTGACAACCAGCGTGTTGGCTTCCGGGTACTTCATCATGTTGGCAATGATCCAAAGCGCCATTGTCTTTGACTTCTTTGAAGCACGGGAACCCTTACATATCCGGTATCTTCCTTTGAACCGCCAGAAGGAACCGTAACCCTTGCCTACCAGATCCGGCAGATGCAGCTGAACAATTCCGTTAGTCTTCAAGCTGGTCACCACCATCCAGCACAACCGGAATGACGGCGTTGATGTTCAGACTGTCATTGAACGCGCCGTATGCCTTGCCAATCAATTCAGCGGCTTTCAGCCGTTCCCGTTCATCCGGCGGTTTATTGATAAGCCGCGCTTCACTGTATCCGTCACCGGTTCCTTCCACAACCACGGTTGCCGCACGGGATTCACCACGCAAGACGGAAGTCAGGTATTCCATCACTTCCTTTGCGTCAGCGGTCTTTTCACTGTGAATCCGTTCAAGCTGTGCGTCAATATAGGCACGCATTTCCGGGTTGAACTTTTCATTGGGTTTTTTTAGCCCACCGTCATTTATCCACCGGCTTGCATATTCAGCTGTTTTTGGGCTGTATCCGGCATTCAGGGCTGCTTGTTTTGCAGACCTGTTTTTGTCGGCAAGGTATTCATCACAGAACCTTTTCTGCCGCTTATTCATTCACAAGCACCCCTTTCCGCAACGAAAAGCCGCCGGAAAGTAGGAGGAATAGCACCTTTCCGGCGGCAGACGTAAGCATATTTTTCCGATTGATATAAAAACAAAGTTTTTATATCAACCCATTCGTTCACCCTACATCATAGCAACATTGCCTATTCAGAACAAGACAACCGACATAAGGCATATATCAACTCATGTAAGATAATATAAGGGTGAATAACGTTCCATAAACAGAATCAGCGCCTTTGTGTGCAATGAAATCACATACTGGTATGACATGCCGATTTCATCAGCCGTCTGTTTCAGCGTTTTGTATTGCACATAGACCTTGAACAGGATCTGAATATAGGTCTTGTGATTCAAACCGTTTATCTGACCTATGATTTTTTCCTTTGCATCTGCGAACATGTCAATTTCCTTGTTGATATGCACGTCAAAGTCCGTAAACCGGGCAACGTCAGCACACACCCGGTCTGATGGGCTGGTCTGAACCTTGTCCGTGTCATACCTGATTGCCCGGACACCGGACGCGGCGTGTTTCATTTCAGCAAGGCGTTCAAGATCCTGATTGATCTTCACATCAATGGTCTGAAGCTGCTGCAAGTATTCCCTTGCCGTGATTTCTTCATTCATACAGTTCCCTTTCCTTCAAAGGTAGACGTTGGTAGACGTTAGGTAGACGTATAGGATTTTTTACCGCTACCCTGTTTCAGCCTTATTTCATGCGGCTTTTCAGACTTTGGGTAGACGTGGTAGACGTAAGCGCGCCCCTATATATTATTATTTTTATTATTTATATTCTTTTAATTCAGAATAAACTAATAAAAATAATATTATTAAGAACTTTACTTTTACCGTCTACCACGTCTACCAACCGCATAAAATAAGGGTTTTTACCGCTACCTTTACCGATACCGCACGTCTACCACCGTCTACCATTCGGTCAACTATGGGTCAACTACCACCACTTACCACGTTTCTGCCGGAACCAGAACCGGCGCGTCACTGATCATTTCAGCAACGGTACTTGCGTGAATGTACCCAGTTGGTGATACCGCCGCCACACCTTCAACGTTGGTCTGTAACCATGACCTGTCAATCAGGTCACCGTGATCATCCGGCAGTTCACAGCGGATTGGACACCAATGCGGTCTTTTACCGTATGGGTCAACAGGTGGATGACAGCAGATTGAACAGTCATTCTTCCGGGTGTCAAACATCCAGCACAGGGAACAGTGTTCCGGCATACTGCCTTGAACAACAATCATCCGGGTTCACCTTCCTTCTGTTCCTGATTCAACAGAATGTCCATGAACGGCAGTGTCTTCAGCTGTGCAACAAATTCATTCCATTCATCCAGCTTGTGACCGGTGCGCTGTTCAATCATGTTCACGGCGTTTTCATAGCTGAAGGTAACCGTGCGCTTCTGGTTGTAGGAAGACGGCAGCAGCTGAATCATCTGCCACCAATACCGTTTGTCTTTGGTTTCAAGATATTTTTCCCGGCAGACGTTCAGCACCGGAATGATATATTCAATCAGGAAGTGCTGCGGCTGAACCATTGTTGAACAGTCCGTTCCCCATTTCAATTCAAACAGGTCACAGCCGGTATTCAACAGATGATCCCAACTGAAGTCATTCAGTTCAAACGGTTTTGCTGCTATCTTGTGCATGGTGGAACAGGAATTTGCCGTTGTCCCAACCTTGTACGTGTCATATTCCTTCCACCAGTACAGCGGTGCTGTGATGTCAGCTGAAACGAACACCTGACGCAAATACTTCCGGTGAACCGCGCCGCCGTTATAAAGCCGCCGCATCAGATCCGCGTCATTCTTTCCGATGAATCCGCGTTCAATATCACTGTCAGCGCGATCCCATGAATTCATGGGGTTCCGCATACCCCTAAGTGCGTGGTTCCATCCCCAAACTTCACCAAGTTCAACTTTAATCATTTTGTTCACCCTTCCTTGAACAGTTTCCTGTTTGTCCTTACGATTTTTTCAACCATTACACTGTCAACAATCTGCTTGTCAAAGCACAGAAGGTATGACAGTTCAGCCATCATCACAGAAACATCAACGGTTTCTTCCAGCAGATTGGTCAGCGCTTCACCCGGATCCACTTCCGTGGGCAAGCCCTTCCCGGATGCACGAAGCAGCTTGTTACACGCCTGAATCAGTTCAGCGCATTCTTCCATGCACTGTGTCAGGCAGTTTTCCACACCCAGCGCTTTGGCGTTCTGTTCCAGCATCGTATACATATCCATTATCTGAACACCTTTCCTGTTTCCTTGTCTTTTATCACGATCCGTCCAACCAGTTCAAAACCAGCTGAACGGATGATAAACTTTAAAACCTTAATCAGGAATGCAACCCGTCCGTCAAGGTCAGCTTCCTGTTTTATGACCGGCTGCATTCCCTTGAACGCTGTTGGATCCGCGTACCCTTCAGCGTTTCTGTGTAAGTCATCCATAAGCATCACCCCTTAATAAATACCTTCAGGTTCTTGCCGTTCACCTTCCGCTGAACAGACCTGAAGCCGGTTCTTTTGTTCAGCTGCTTGCTGAATACCGTGTTTGACATTGGCTGCATCCCGTTTTCAGAACAGAAAACCAGATAGCGCCGGTATACGTCACTGGTTGGCTGGTTCACGATGGTTTCCGCGCCGTTTTCCTTCAGGAATCCAATCAACGGGTTGTTTTCTTCTTCATATTCTGCAACCTGTTCCTGAACCGCGCTGGATTCTGTGAAGGAATTGGCGGTCAGCACCCGGCACAGACCTTCAACGCCTATCCTGATAAGATATTCAACCGCGTTCTGTGTTTTCAGCTTGTAGACAATCCACGGGTCATAATCCGGGTCATCCTTGCTGAACACGTGGTTGAACGGGATGATGACCAAGCGCCTAAGAACCGCGCCTGTTTTGTCACGCATCCGGGGAATGTCATTTGCAGAAAACAGCATCTTAACGTATGGGTTGAATTCAAACGGTGTCTGACCCTTGTATTCAGCCTTGATCCGGTTGCCGGTTGCGATCTTCTTAAACATTGCCACCTGTGACCCCTGAAGGAAATCGTCACCAATATCATCACCGATGTTGGCAAGCTTGCCGTACAACATAGCCGTGTTGAACCGGTCACCAAGTTCCTTCAGGTCAAGTGCTGATATGTTCCGTTCACCAAGCACGTTCTTGACCATTTCCAGAAACGTGGATTTACCATTTGCCTTGTCACCTGTCAGGATGAACGCCTTGCCCAATTCATTACGGCGGTAAAAGCAGTAACCAACACATTCTTCCAGAAGCGCCCGGATGGTTTCATCACTACATGCAAGCTTGTTCAGGGTCTTGTCAGTCAGTTCATCATAGGCATCCGGCACATAGTCCCACGGAATCATGTTTGTCAGAACTGTGTCAGGGCTGTATGGCTGCATGGTGTTGGTCACCACGTCCAGAACACCGTTCCTGAATCCGATATACCGCGCATCTGACGGTTCCAGTTCATCCGCAATCAGCCGCATGTACTTCATCACCTCATTCCTTTGTGTCTGTTTCAGAATCGGAATGGTTTCAATCATATCCGTTTCAATCTTTTCCGGGTCACTGATGTAAACGCCGTCATGGTAAATATGCAGCTGGTCATTGATCTTGACCGCGTGGCTGTTCTGCTTCATCCAGTGCGCGAATTTATCAAACTGGAACGTGGATCCGACAAAGAACACCGGTTTTTGAAATGCTTCATCACGCAAGATGGTGTCAAGTTCCGATTCTTCCAGCGGTTCCTTCAGCACAAACTGATTCATCAGCTTGATGCATTCCCTTGTTTCATCCACGGTCATGCCGTTGCCGGTCAGTGTCAGGATGTACTTAAACAGCGCGTCATTCCGTCCGTCACCGGCTTCCATGTCAACAAAGTCAGCGGATGTCTTGACCGGAATCAACCACGTTGGAAGTTCCTGATATTCCGCACCCGGTTCAATATCCCATTCACAGAAGCGTTCCTGACCGTCAATCTTGATGACTTCATAACTGGTCTTCATACCAAGCTTGATGTCAGCGGTCAGACCTATGGCAAGCGGAACGTGCGTCCGGTTCCGGGTGACCTGACCGCCTTTGTTCTTGAACAGGAAATGCTTTCCGCGTGATGTCTGGTACACCCGGCAGTTCAGCTGAAGCTGTTCAACAATGTTCATCAGTTTTTCTGCCTGTGCGCCGTCATCAATATCAATCAGGATGGTGTCATCCGCAAGCACACCGGCATAACCGTCACAGTGCTGAACCTGTTCAAGGGTCTTGAACTGTGTGCGCCCCTTCAGCGGTTCTTTGCTTCTTTTCCCTTTTGTTTCAATAAACCCTTTGTATAACATGGTCACCACCCACCGGTTACAGCAACGCTTCAATCTTGATAAGCTTGTCCTTCAACCGTTCCGTCTTCCGTATATCGGTCTTAATATCCTGAAGGTATTCTTTCATTTCCTTCATGTTCCGTATGGCTTCATCCAGCGCAATCTTCAACCGGATGCTGTCGGAATCGTTCTTGTTCTTATGCGGCTTATACGTGAACCGCACCTTTTTCACCCAATCTTCAGCCTGTTTGACCTGTTTCATTGCAAGTGGAATCTTGTCATTCAGCGCCACAACCATGCTGTCACAGTCAGCCTTGCGGCGAATTATCCACAATTTCAAGTTATCCACATTTTCAGGTTGATTACTTTTCCTGATGTAACCAAGCAGCTTTTTGGCTTCCGTTACCGTACAGTCATCAAAAAACGGCTGAAGGTAAATGGTCATGGATCCATTACCGGGGTTGCCCCAATCGGATGACCATGTAAATGTAATTTCATTCATACTTTCACCCCAAACGCTTTCAATCTTTTCTTTGCCATGTCGATATACCACCCACGGTCAAGCCATGCCGGAACCTTCACGCCTGTCATGTCTTCATTGAAGATCCGGCAGTGATCCGGGGTATTCCCAAACTTTTCAGGCTTGCCGCGCTTACCACCGGCGCGTAATAAGCGCCCATCACGCAAGTCACTGGAAGCAAACACCCGGTATGACTTGTATGTGTACCTGTCAGTGTGTGGGTACTCATACCACGTTTTGATGACCCTGACACCCTTTTGCCGCTGAACAGGTTCACAGTGTTCATGTTCCACCCATTTGTAATTGTCAGAAAGCTTGACCACCTTCTGAAACTGAATCAGGTCATCACAGCCACCAATGAACTGTTCAACAGGAATCCCGTGCGCCATATATTCAACCAGCGCGTTTCTGACAATGGGCAAATCATTGTCCGTCCGGCTGGTTTCCTTCACATAGTCACCGCACCGTTCAATGCCGCCGTCAATGTCCACCCAAAGGTAATTGTTCACGTCCTTCTGATAGATCTTTGCTATGCAGTCCAGCGCAAGCAGTATTTCACACCGTGATGTGCTGCAACGGCATTCCCATTCATAACAGATGTCATCCAGCTGCCGGAACGCTTCATCAGTGTTTGGAACCTTGACAATCAATCCGTCCGTGTTGGACTGAATCAGGATAAAGCCCGGAATGGCTTCAAGGTGTTCAATCAGATCCAACAGCATCAGCTGACCGTTGATACACATACAGTTATTATTCCGTGGGTCATATGCCGGGTTGGTTGCGTCCTTCATTGCCCCTGACAAAGCGTTCAGCATCTTCTTATACGGCAGCTGTGCTTTCTTCCAATGCTTCTTTTCAGCCTTGTCCTTTGCCGCCTGTTGCTTCATTTTCAGGGCTTTCCGGGTCTGATATACCTTGTCATAGTTCGTATTGGTTGCCGACCTTGTAACCAGATCCCACGCAAGCAGCATGGACGGATAATAATTGTTCACGTCAACATGGTATATAGCCCCTTCATAATGAACCGGCGTTGCCGCTGCGCCGTGAAGACCGCCAAAGCCAAAGGTGTGGGGAATCCCGGCAACGTCCACGGTCAGGTTCTGGTTGTAAAAATCGCGCTTCAGCTGGAAGTCATCAACCACAATCCCACGGTCGCGCATGTCATAAATCGGCTGCATGATGACCTTCATTTCTTCACGCTTTTCCGCAAACCAGTCCTGAACAAACTTGTATTTCTTCAGCCGCAAGCACGGCAGAAAGAAATAATCAAATTCATCCGTATACTGCCGCCGCTGACAACCAAGCACACGCGCCGTGATCCGGGCTTCAGAATCACCGATGTTGGAAAGATTGACCTGTTCCGGGAACGCCTGAACAATGCCGTTCATCGCGTTGAAATCATCAATCTTTTCCATGAACACCTTGATGGTCTGTTCAACGTCATGGGTGCAATAAAATACCGTCTGTTCAATTTCTTCCGGTGTCAGCTTCCGGTCAAGGTCAAAAGGAACTTCCGTTTCCTTGATATTGGAACCAAGAAATGCTTCCAGTGTCTTCAATCCAATGGGTGGATTTGGCATGACATCATAGTTAATCATGGGAATCTGATTGAATGCCTTGCTGAACTGCCACCCTTCATTACCAAGCACGATGATGTAATCATTGATTTCCTTTGGATTCAGCCCCAACAGGATGCCCTTGAAGATGTACTGATCATAGTGCTTGTTGTTGAAGCCCACCCAAATGGCGGTATTGTTGGCTTCATAAAGTGCTTTCAGCCGTTCCGGGTCATTGATTATGACATGCTTTTCTTCTTTGATGGGGTCAATACAGACTGTCAGCCAATCATATTTAAAAACCTCAAAATCATAAAATATCACGCCGTCACCACCCTTCTGGAACGCGGCGGTCAGTCAGATCCGACCAACCACCGCGCCCTGATTCACTTACATGTCATAGACTTCTTCAATGCTGAACCATCTGTTTGCCTTGTACGGCTGACCGGTCTGCGGATTGATTTTTGTCTGTTCCTGAACCGTGTAATTCAGGTCATAGGACAGCTTGCCCTGAATAGCCTGAAACAGTTCAAGCACATATTCCTGTGCAATGGACAGATCCTGTGTCAGGTTGAACAGGATGCTGTTTTCATCAACTTCACCGTCCGTCATCTGTGACAGAAGCTGTGCGCTTGCCCGGTAACCGGAATCAATCTTGTTGTTGAAGGTTCCGTTATAAAAGATGTGCTGACCCTTGTGGTCACCGTCAATGATCTTGAAATCAATGTTCAGGCGGTCAAAGTCACCATACTGACCGGACTGATGGGAAACTTCCATCTTTACCACTTCAACCGGATACGTACCGGAAGGAACATCCGAAAACTGACCGTTCCCGGCGGTATAATCCTTTTCCATCTGCTGGATCTGCTTTGTATCCAATGTTTCCTTGAATGCGCTGAAATCAACTGCCATGTTATTCACCTATATCCTTTCTTTGATTAAACGTTTCTGACGCGTCTGGTTCTTCTGGTTGCCGGTGCTGCTTCAGGTGGATTCATTGCCCCTTCAACCGGGTTCTGCTGACCTTCCTGTGCAATGCGCTTGATTCCTTCACCAAATTCCTGTTCAGAAATCACCTGTGCGCCGTCCGGGATGGGGTCACCGGCGTGTTTCTTGACATAGTTGTCAGTTGCCGGGATGTAAAAATATGTGTCCACTTCACAGATGTTGGACGGTTCCGGCGGCGTGACCGCACGTTCACGGCGCGTCCGGCGCGGTACGGGTTCCAGTTCCGGCGCTGGTACGGTGTCCATAACCGCCGCCGCTTCTTCAAACGGGACTTCTTCACGGTCACCGGCGGCTTCAATGACCGCATCAGCCTGTGCGTTCACATAGGCATCCATTTTTGCCTGATTGTCAGCAATGACCTGTTCACGGGTCTTTGCCGGTTCTTCACCCACTATTGCGCCGGTTCCCTTGTCCACTTCCGCAACCGTGTCTTTCTTCTTTGACCGGGAACGTCTGCCGGATTCAGACGGCTTTTCAACCTGTGCGGCAGATGCAGCAGCGTCTTCAGCTTCCATTTCAGCATCAGACTTGAAGTCACCGACTTCATAATAATTGCGGATCTTGTCAGCCACATAATTCAGGTCATTGTCAATGGCGTATGTGGGGAACATTCCAAGCGGTGACTTCACCGTGTCCTTGCCGCTGTTCTGTGTCAGGAAATAATACTTTCCTTCACTGACGGAAGTACGAAGTACCACGGTAAACAGTCCTTCAATGGTGATCTTTTCACGAAGCAGCTTGCCAATTAACTTCACCGTGGTCAGTCCGTTGTCCAGCGTTTCCAGATGGGTCATGTAGGCAACAACCACGTCATCCGGGATTTCCTTGCAGACTTCAATGATGTCAAAGTAGTTCGCGCCAAAATCGTTGTACTTGTCCCAGCCGGATTCTTTGATTCTGTTCATGTACGGAACCGCAAGGATATACTGGAAGTCATCCACCACAATCAGCTTCTTTCCGGCTGCTGCCTGTTCCTTCATGAACTTTGTGATGGTTCTGGAATCCGTCACGCTGTTCAGCATGGTGAACTTTCCTGAACCCTTGAACGGTAACGCCTTGCCAACCGGGTTCACAACTGCCGTCTTTGCCGGGTCACAGTTCCGAAGTGACGTTGACTTACCTGTGCCGGATTCACCCATGATCAAAAGTTTCTGTGCCATTTATTTCACCTTATCCTTTCTTAATAACTCAAACTGTGCTGACATCTGCTTGCTGACCTTGTGGTGTCCCCACTTTGCAGCGCACTGGTTCCGTATGACTTCACGCACCAACCGCCGGTTGTAGACCGGAACGGGCTTGTACACCTTACCCTTGTTTTCATTCACCATAGTCTTTTACCCCTTTGTCAAAATGATTGTGATAATAGGTGACCGCTTTAACCGCATTTTCAAAGCTTTCGGTGTACTGTCCCATTTTGGAAAGCAAGCTTTCAGTCAGCAGTATAAGCGCCAACATCTTATTGCCGGATCCAGCTATTTTTACATCAATATCACCCTGTTCAATCGTGCCGCTGATGGAACACCTTATACCCTTGATTTCATTGACAACCATGCCATCAAGTACATCAGTAATAATCTGTTCCAGTGATCTGTCATCATTCACCATCTGATTCACCACCTTCCAGTGTGCCGCCCTCAATGATCC